GGAGACATCCACAAGTTTCAGTATTTGTCAGAACGTCAGGCTGATGATGGTAAGGACAAGGGTTGGATTTCCTATCCTGGGTCAATGATTCAGCAAAATTTTGGCGAGGAAGAAACCAAGGGCTATCTCATGTGGGATATCCGCGGAAAGAACGACTGGGATATTACGTTCAAGCCGCTCCAAAACTATCAACCATTCCTAACGTTCAACTGGCTCGGTGATTTTCAAAAGACAATCAACGGACTTGTTGGTGATCGAGGAACTTTCTTCCCTGGAACACGTTTTAGAGTTGCAAGCAATCAAAACATCTCGGACGTAGAGAAGAGACAGCTTAACGAGTATCTAACAAATCAGTATCAAGCTGAAGAGTTGGTCTTCAAGATTGAAGTTTCCAACAACCTGGAGAATATCCAGACGGACACAATCAAGATTCAGAAGACAAGTCTCAGGAACAATCCTGACATTCTTGTTCAACTTTACAATGAGTACATTTTGAACAACCAGGATTCCCATCCGTTGTCCGAAGATCAAATCAAGTCTGCTTCCGACTTCATCAACAAATATCTGGTCAAGCTTAATGCTTCTGAACCTGATGTTATTGCTAGAGATGTGTCCTGGTCCTTGAAGTCCATGGATTTCGACAACATCTATCGTTATGGTGAAGGTAATTCCATTGACTTTACGAAGCTCAATGGCATTGTGGGTATTTTCGGACCAAACAGAATCGGCAAGTCTTCCATCATTGGCACGATGATGTACTCCTTGTTTAATGCTACGGATCGTGGTCCGGTTAAGACCGCCCACATCATTAACGAAAACAAAAACAGTTGTCGTGTTCGTTCGCACGTGAACATCAGTGGAAACGACTATGTTCTTGAACGCACGTCCACAAAGGACGAACCAAAGAGGAAGCGTAAGAAGGAAGTGGATAACGAAAAGACTTCCACAGCCTTGACGATTACCCAGGTAAACCCAGATGGCACGACGATCCCGCGTACGGGCATTTCAAGAGACGAGACGGACAAGGAGCTTAGAAGGCTTATTGGGTCTTCTGAGGACTTCCTGTTGACTTCTTTCGCCTCTACCGGAGACATGGACAGATTCATCAAAGAAGGTGCCACTGAACGCAAGGCTGTTTTGTCCAGGTTCCTGGATTTGGACATTTTCAAGAAACTCTGTGACTATGCCAAGGAAGACTGCACAAATCTGAACGCCAAGACAAAGAGATATTCTGACACTCAGTGGGAACAACTCATCGAAGACACAAAGAAGGAAATCTTACAGTTGGAAGCTTCCAAACTTGTTCTTGAATCTCGTGTTGCCGAAAAGAGAGCCCTGGCAGACGAACTCAAACTGTGGATTGCTCAAAAGGAGAAAGAGGTTGACATGGCAACCATTCTTCAGCTTGAGACAGACCTTGAGATGAAAGAAAAGCAGGTTGATAATGCCAATAGAACGTTCAATGAGCTTTCTGCTGCTATTAAAGTCAAACAGTCTGAACTCCTTCAGATTGACTTGTCCTTGCAGGACATCAACGTAGATGAACTGGAGACTCGTCAGGAAACGCTTTCTGACGTTAAGGAAAAGCTTGCCAGACTTGAGTCTTCCTTTAAGGTGGAAACCTCAACTCTTGAGCACCAGGAAAAGTCTGTCAAGAAGCTTGACCTTGTTCCTTGTGGAGACGCATTCCCTCAGTGTCACTTTATCAGGGACTCTCACGAGAACAAACAAAAGCTTGGTGCACAGAGAGAACTTGTAACCGGACTTAAAACCGACTATGAGACCCTTAAAAAGACTTTGGAAACTCTTCTTGTCGAAAAAATCTCTGACAAGATCAAGGAGCACAGGACTCTTTCTGATAAAAAGCTCAAGATTGAAACGAATCTTCGTGAGTTGAAGACTCGCCAGAAGTCAATCGACATTGTACGTCTGGTTTCTGAGCGTGAACAAATCCGTGAGAACCTAGAGAAAATCCGCATGTCCTTGGATGAAGCCGAGGAACAGGAAATTGAGAAGAAGAAGATTGACCTTAAGGTCATCAAGCACGACTTGGAGGACTGCGAGTCTCAAAAGAACGAAATCTTCCTTAAGCTTGGTTCTCACAAGCAGCGTCTTGATCAATCTCTCCTTGAGAAGGACGAGTGCTTTGACATCTTGCAACAGCTCCAGATTTTTGAGTCAGTTTACAAGGCATTCAGCAAAAACGGCATTCCTGCCATGATCTTGAAGAATCAACTTCCAGCAATCAATGCTGAACTTGACAAGATTTTGAGCACAAGCTTTGACTTCAAGATCACTCTTGAGACGGACGTTACGGCAAACGTAATGGACGTGTTCATTAACTACCCAAAGAAAAGAAGAATTATCGAAACAGCTTCTGGTATGGAAAAGATGATCGCTTCCTTGGCTCTCAGAGTCGCTTTGACAAACCTGTCCAGTTTGCCAAGGTCTGATATTTTCATCTTGGATGAAGGCTTTGGTCCTTTGGATGACAACTCTATGTATCAGTGCTTGCAGTTGATGAGTTTGCTCAAGAGTTACTTTAGGGTTGTTTTGGTTGTTACTCACATGGCTCCAATCAAAGAAATCGCCGACAGAATAATCGATATTAAGGATGAAGGCGAATATTCTTACGTGCAGGTATAAATTTCGACAATCTCTCATAAACTAGGAAAACATGGCAAATCAACGTAAAGTCCCAAAAAAGCAGTTCGTGAATCTTAACCAGAGAAAGCCCCAGGAGCTTTCCTTCGTACTCAGTCAGCTTGACTCCTTCGCACAGGTGGTTGGCTATGGGTATTCAGAGAACAACTGGAACATTGCGACAAAAATCTACAAGAGCCTGGAAGGGCACTTGCTGCCCACAGACAGGGAGAAGCTTACGGAGATTCTTAGGGACTCCTATGCCTTTAGAAACGAAACTAAGACCGTTTCTGACATTAACTCGCTCAAAGCAAAACTTTCAAACGGTTAAGTCATGACAAAGTGTCCTTGGTGTTCCAACTCGCCTTGCTATGTCTCCTTGGAGAAGGTTGAGTGCTCAAACTTTGAGTGCCGATATTATTCGGCCTCACTCTATCCTATTAACACAGAAATAGCACCTAAGCTAACTGAGGTTGAGGGTCCAAAGACGGAACCGGTTGAACAGGAAGACCCCAACAAGGTCTTATATTACTGGAGCCACTATCACACAGACTGCGGAGACTGAATGTCAGACGTAAAGACAGAAATCTTGGAAAATGGCAGAATTCTCCTAGTAACGCCATCTGAGAAAAATGCTGTTGTTCCGGTGTTTTGTCCTGTTTGTTCTTTCCCCATGAGAACCCTTGAGGACTCCATTGCCTTTAGGACTAATGAGGCTTGTGCTCACTGTGAGATGCACTGGTCCAGGTGTAAGTTTGGGAAGTGGGAAGACGGCTGGCGCCCTTCTGGGGAAACCGAAGGGTGGAATGATTATCTAATTTATCGAAAAGCCTTGAGTCGAGTCCTAATTACGATAAGGTGAGGTAAACGGGTACCGGGACTATATTTAAGGGAATGGTGCTCTTTTGTACTAATGGTCTCTCTAAGTCCTCGGGCATTTATGTTATCTTCAACTCACACAATTGGCGGATCTATGTTGGCTCAACCAAGGGCTTCTGGAAACGATGGAACGATGGTCACTATAAATCGCTCCTAAAGGGCAAGCACCAGAACCGGTTTCTTCAAGCCGACTTTAACAAATGTTTGGCCACTCTGGGGGACGATTCGTTCCTGGAGTTTTATGTCATTGAGAACATGCCTGAATCAACCCGTGAGGAGCGGTTAGATGTAGAGGACAGATGGATCAAAATTCATTTTGATAAAGGAAAACAATGCTATAATTTATGTGACAGAGCCATTTCAAGAGAAGGCTCAGGATCCAAAAACCCTCAAGAAACAAGTAGGAAAATAAGTTTAGCAAGATCAGGGGCCAAACATCATCAATTCGGAAAACCACTTACAAAAGAATGGAAACAAAAACTGTCCAACAGTAAAATAGGAAGAATTCACTCTCCTGAAACAAAAGCCAAGATGATATCGGCAAAACAGAATGCGAGGAAACCTCGCATCTCAATGCCCGTTAAACAAATCTCTGATACAGGTGAAGTTTTGGGAATGTTTGACTCTTTAACTCAAGCAGCTAAAGCGGTTCATGGTCAAATTGGACCAATTTCATTGTGTCTGAAAGGAAAACTAAAGACAGCCTATGGGTTTGTTTGGGAGTTGTCATCTATTTAGTAGAAAGGTAATTTTGTGACCGTAAAAGACTACAATAAATACTTGGCTCTTTCAAGGTGCTTTAACAAGACCTATGGTGCTCCATCGACCACAAAGTCGTCTACTGAGACGGTTACTGTTAAATTGGTTGATGACGAGATGGCATCGGCTATGTTTTTGATTATCGTCAACTTCTCCTCAGAGGGTATGTGGCGAGAACTTAGAAAAAGATGGCTTCAAGAAGGGCTTGAGAAGATCCAAAAGACTTTGGATCAGGCTGTCAAGGAATATAAGGATATTACGGGTAATGCTGTAAAGTTTGAAATCAACAAGGCGTCGGTAAGTGATGGCTTGGAGTTCGTCAACTACAATCTCTATAATCCAAAGAAAGTCGCTTATTTTAGAGTTTTTTGCAACGCAAAAATCACATAAAATATGGCAGTTTCAAAGAAGATTGAAAGAAAAGCAGATCAGATAGCCGAGATCAAGAAGTGCGGTTCTGATCCTATTTATTTCATCAAAAAGTACGTTAAGATTTCTCATCCTACAAGAGGTCCAATCTCCTTTGAGACTTACCCCTATCAGGAAGAGTGCGTTAAAAGCTTCTTAACTCACAGAATGATTATCTGTAACAAGTCCAGACAGCTTGGACTTTCAACAGTGTCCGCAGCCTATGCCTTGTGGCTGGCTTTGTTTCGTAGAGACAAGAACGTCATCATTTTGGCAACTCGTCTTGAAACAGCAAAACTATTCCTTGAAAAGGTCAAGGGCATGTTTGACACGCTTCCAGAGTGGCTCATCATGCCAAGACTTAGGTCCGTTTCTGTTAGAGAAATGAAGTTCACTAACAACTCCAAGATCAAAGCTCTTCCATGCACTGAAAACGCAGCACGTGGTGAAGCCGTCTCCTTGTTGATCGTCGACGAAGCTGCTCACATTGAAGTTTTCGATGAAATCTGGACAGGCTTGCAACCAACTCTTTCTACAGGTGGTGATGTTATTCTCATCTCCTCTCCAAAGGGTGTAGGTAATCAGTTCTACAACATTTTCCAGCGTGCCATCGATAACGGTGAAGACAAAGTTGGCTCCAATGGTTTCTTCGGCATCAAGCTTCCTTGGACCGTTCATCCAGAACATGACCAGGCTTGGTTTGAAGAACAGTGTGCAGCCTTGTTGGACAGCCCTCGCGCCATCGCCCAAGAACTTTTGTGTTCATTCGAGGCTTCTGGTTTCTCATTTCTTGACAAGGAATCCTTGATTTGGATGCAGAACACTATTGCTTCGGTCATTAGTCGATTTGGCCCAAACCTAGAAATGAACATTTGGAAGTACCCGGAGTTCGGTCACAAGTACATTGTGTCTGCTGACGTTGCTCGTGGTGACGCTGAGGACTTTAGTGCCGCCTATGTTCTTGATGCTACTACCGATGAAATGGTTGCCGAATATAAGGGCAGAATCCAGCCTGATAAATTTGGTGAATTCTTGTTTGACGTAGGTATGAAGTACAACACGGCATTTATTGTGAATGAGTTGAACAGCCCTGGTCTTGTCACTTCCTACAAGTTACGAGACATGAAGTACAAACATCTCTACTACGAGAAACTCTTTAATGGCAATCTTGAGCCAAACTACCTTCCACAGGAAATTGAAAATCTAACACCAGGCTTTAACACCACCGTGAAATCCAGACCTGTTATTCTTGGCAAATTGGAAGCTGCTATCCGCAACAAAAAGTTTGAAAATAAATCTGACAGGTTGGTTGGAGAGTTCAAGACGTTCATCGTGGACAACGAAAAACCAAAAGCCCAAAAGAATGCACATGACGACTTGATTATGGCTTTGGCTATTGGTGTCAACTTCCTGGAGTTCAGTAACAAGAAGGTTGAAACTGGATTTGAAATGGCAATGCTCAAGGCAATGTCGCGAGACTCCAAGAGCATGAAGGACCTTAAAAATCCAAGTTGGGGTGTTCCAGGCAAAGACCTTCCAATGAGACAATCTTGGGGTGGTCAGGCTGGAAAGAGGATGACTCCACAGGAAAGTGTGGACGTTTACAAGTCGTTCGACTGGCTACTCAGATGACCTTACGGGCTTGATGGAATTTGACAGAACCCAAATCTTTACTGGCTCTCTGTTTGCATCGGTCCCTAAAACTTGAGTGTATGATACCCATATGTCATTAAACTTGGCACTCGAACGCTGTAAAACCGTCACCAAGGGTGACGCTACGGACATGATGTCCGTATGATTAGCCATGAATAGACGCAAAATAGGTGCTTTGCGAGTCAGACCCATAGTGCCATACCAACAATTTCTGTCCCTGCTCTTAAAGGTGCACAAGGTTCCTTTGGTTGGCTTTTTTCTCTTCATTCCAAATATCATAACACTTGCCACTTGAAAGACAACTAAGAATCGAGTACAATAGGAATATGAATAAGTTTTTTAGGATCGCCTTGCAGAAGGCAAACGAACACGACTACGATGATCTTGAATATCATCTGTGTGCCGTAATTGTTCGTGGCGGTTCTGTTGTGTCTGTTGGATTCAACAAGCGAAATACCAACGCCTTCGTGGAGCACTACACGGACATGGCACGAGGACAGCGTGATTGGTGCATGAGCACACATGCTGAAATGGACTGCGTTTTGCAGGCCAGAGCCAAGATTGACTTGGATGGTGCAAAGATTTATGTTGTACGCAAGCATGTGAACGTTAAGAAATATGGAACGTTTGCCCTTGCCAAGCCGTGTGAGATATGTCAACATGTGCTTTACAACTACGGAATTCGTCGTGCAATCTATACGATTGACGACAATAACCACGGGACGATGAAAATTGTAAATCCCGCTTTAGAATGGAAAGAAGATAATAAATGAGCAATGAGAGAATAGCGTGTATCGGTGATGTTCATGGTTGCTATGAGGAGTTAATGGAACTCCTCACGGCAATCGGTTTCTATGATGGAAAAATTGACAAGTTGATTTTTGTTGGGGACCTGATTGACAAAGGTCCAAAGCCAAAGGAAGTCATTGAGTGGGCCAAAATCTGGTCAGCTTGTTGTGTTTTCGTCATGGGCAACCACGAAGAGAAACATCTCCGCTACGCCATGCACGAGCGCAGGGTTCGCAAGAATCCAAAGTACAAGAACCCTATGACGGTTTCTGAGGACTTCCTTAGGAACAGGAAAGAGTTGTTGAAAATCACGGAGTTTGACCCATATCAGTTTATGGACTCCTGGAATCACTATTATTACGTGCTTGACGAAAAGCAGCACTTGATTTTGCATGGCGGTTTGATTCCAAACCAAAAGGCAGAAGACACTCCACCAAAAATCATCACCCGTGTGAGATATTTAAAGAGCGACACAGAAATGGCGCATCTTGATGAAATCACAAAGGACATGCCCTTTTGGACTGCGAAGTATGAAGGCCCAGAGACGGTAATCTTTGGTCATCAGCCTTTCCACGACCCACATGTAACCAAGCATGCTGTTGGGATTGACACTGGCTGTGTTCACGGAAATAAGCTTACGGCTTATTGCTTGTGGGATGGTTCGTTTGTCTCAGTTCCGGCAAAGGCGGCATACTCTAACTTGGTTGCCACGAGTGCGGGTACCCTAAATGAAGACTGGTAAAAAGAACGAAATCAAGGAAGGGATTATCCCGCTTTGGCATTCCGGGTATTACGACGGACCTTTATGCGGGTTCGTCGAATATCAGGGTGAGAAGTACATGTTTGCCCTGAAGCATGAATATATTTCTCGGGGCCTATCAAGGAAAATTGGTCGGACGTACTGGATTTACAAAGTGACTCCTGAACAGTGGTCTACTGTGGAATACTGGCACAACGAATTTCGTCTTCACGTCGGTTGGCATTGTGATTACAAAAAAGATTCAGGGTCAGGATATTATGTTCGTGAAACTGGTACGAATGGTGCTTCTCACGAGTACATGCTGGAAATGTACTACCAACGTCATGAGCAACACAATCTCAAGCACGGTAATGTTGACCTAACGATTGAAAAGCCTGAAAATATCATTGGCTGGACCACCTGGGATGTGCTAGTAGGTAAACCCTGGGTTGAGTGGCGTAAGAAGAAGAAGATGAAAGAAGTGGAAGATGTCCTCGTTGAAGCAGAAGGTGCGTGAGAATTTTAGAGACGCCGTCTTTAAGAGGGATCGTTCCGCCTGCGTGATGTGTGGAACAAAGTCTCAGCCACTGGACGCCCATCACATTACCGATCGAAATCTCATGCCCAATGGTGGGTATGTCAAAGAAAATGGAATCAGCTTGTGCGACTCTCTTACGGGTTGCCACAACAAAGCTGAATGCTATCATAGGGGCGAGCAGGTTCCAACTGGCTACTTGCCCGAAGACCTCTATAAAAAAATTGGGTCTTCCTACGAAAAAGCAGTTGAAGCAAGCAAGAAGTTAAAATGAGTCTCTGTAGAATCTGTCATGTTCCGTTTATTAGAAGCGCCGAATCGCCCCACGAGAATTCTCGTCACGCCTTTTTTTGGTTTGCTTGCAAAAGTTGCGTTAAAAAGGCCCGTACAAAAGCTCGTTGGCACAAACGTCGTAGAAAGCACAGCGGAACCTTTTCGGCAACCGACTGGCTGATTAGCCTTCTTGAGCATGGATTCAAGTGTGCCGAGTGCAAGCTTCCAAAGCCGAATCTCACCCTCGATCACATCTTGTCTCTTGGTGAAGGTGGCAGAAATAGCTATACGAACATGCAGCCCTTGTGTATGAGGTGTCAAAGTCGGAAAGCTCGTGAGGAAAATGTCAGGTTTGCCAAGCTTCGAAAAGAGTGCTATGCTTTAGAACATGATGAAACCTGTAATTTTGATGCGACCAGCACTGTCGGACGAGAAGGAACTCACGGCAGCCAAAAATTCTTTTGACGTTTTCGAGAACCGTACGAAGATTCCTCCTGGCTCCCTGGTCATTGGACGATATTCTGTTGTTCCATTCTACAAGGAACTTGAGGAAGACCTAAAGGTAAACGGGTCTGCACTCATTAACACCTACTCACAACACAGGTGGATTGCAGACTTGAAGGAGTGGTACCGTGACTTTGAGGGACTTACTCCAAAGACGTGGTTTGACCTTCAGTCTCTGCCGGATGAGGGTCCCTTTGTCGTAAAGGGCGAGACGAACTCCCGTAAGTTCAATTGGGACACTCACATGTTTGCCAAAGACAAACAGGCAGCAATCCAGGTTTACAGGTTGCTTGCTCAGGACACCCTTATTGGGCAGCAAAATATCTATATTCGCAAATATGAACCTTTGGTTAAGCTAGCTGAGGGTTTGAATGGTTTGCCGGTGTCGGAGGAGTACAGGTTCTTTATTCTTGACCGCAAGGTGCTTTCAGGAGGCTTTTACTGGTCCTCCCACGCTGATGACTTGACAGAGATTC